GGGTTGGGCAAGTTGTCGGGAGCCTCGGTCCCAGGTCCTTGGGTCTCGACAGGTTCGCCTTGAGCGACACCGAGCTCCTCCATGGTGACGAACTTCTCTTCGTAGATGACGTTGACCCGCCCTTGGTCGTCCGGCAGGTCGGTCTCGACGCGGATCGCGTCCTCGTCGAACTTAACGACGATGGCTCCGTCGGTCTGGTGGAACTGTACCTCGACCTTCTCTCCTGGGTTCAGCAATATGAACATGTTAGTTCTCCTTGTTAACCGTGAAGTAGTCCGCCGAGCCTCAACCAGAGCTCAGCGGCACCATAAGTGTAGAACGTGAACTTCTGTCCGTCGACGACCCTGTCAGCGTCGTACATGGGATTTCCTGCAGCATCCTTGTAGCTGTCGATCGTCCCGCACACGACGCTCTTGAAGTTCTTCTCAACGGTGATAGTCGTAATCATGTAGGTTCTCCATCATCTCTACAGTTCATTATATCATGTATTGTTATACTCGGACACAGGCTCGTTTTGTCGCGCCAAAATAAATGCCAAAAGCACTGTTTACGGCCGAATTCGGACGTGATATACGTGGGATCATTGGTACAAATTCCAATTCCATTATCACTTCACCTCGGGACACGTGATGTAGACTGTGGCTTCGGTACTCACCCCATACAGGCCCTCGGACGGGAACAACCCGTACACCGAGGCGCAGCTGAAGGTGCTCTGGTCGGACTTGGAGCCGACGGCGCGGGAGCCTGGGAAGTACACCACACCTGAGCGTGTATTGTTACAGAGGCAGTTTCTCACGTACATCGCCGAGGGGTTTAGCCCCACGCGTGCGACGTCGAGGATCCAGGCCCTTGCGCTGAAGGAACCCGAGAAGTGGCCGTACGCCGACTACGCGGTCTTCATGGCGTGGAAGGCTTACGACAAGGACTTCGCTGAAGCTTATGACGTCGCCTTCGCGATGGGCACCGACAACCTCGAGGACAAGGGCGTTGAGCTCGCCTACGCAGGCAACTCGTCCATGCTCCAGTTCCTCCTGCGTATGAGGAACCCGCAGCGTTACAACCCGCGCCAGGAGGTGACGGGACTGGGCGGTGGCGCTATAGAGCACGTGCACACCATACGGCTGGTCGCGGCGAGCAAAAAGGTCCTCGAGATCGAGGGTGAAGTGGTGCGGGACCCGGAGTCCGGCCATGGATGACGGTACCGCAGACGTCGTATTGCCGGACAAGCTCGTGCCCGTGTTCGAACCGGAGAGGGGCGAGGTCCAGTACCGTGGTGCTCACGGAGGCCGCGGGTCCGGCAAGTCGTTCAACTTCGCGAAGATGGCGGCGGTGTGGGGCTACATTGACCCGCTCCGCATTCTTGCAACTCGCGAATACCAGGGCTCGATCAAGGAGTCGTTCTACGCCGAGATGAAGTCGGCGATAATGTCCGAGACGTTCCTGTCCAGGAACTACATCATCGGTTCAGACTTCATCAAGGGCAAGAACGGCACTGAAGTGATCTTCATGGGGTTGCGTCGCTCGATTAACTCGATCAGGTCGCTCGCGCAGATCGACCTCACGATCGTTGAGGAGGCGGAGGACGTTCCCGAGAACTCGTGGCTGATGCTGGAGGCCACCGTCTTCCGCCGCCCGAAGTCAGAGCTGTGGGCGATCTGGAACCCGAAGCTGAAGGGCTCGCCGGTCGACTTGCGCTTTAGAGTTCACCCACCGAAGAACGGCATCTTCGCAGAGGTCAACTACTGGGATAACCCATTCTTCCCAGAGGGCCTCGAGACGCTGAGGGCTCGTGAGGAAGTACGTCTTGATCCTGACACGTACAACCACGTGTGGGAAGGCGGGTACCTAACGAACTCGAACGCGCAGGTCTACAACGGAAAGTGGCGTGTTGCGGAGTTCGTGCCCGGTCTCGACTGGGACGGTCCATACCAAGGAGGCGACTTTGGATTTTCTCAAGACCCTCTGGCGGCAGTTCGTTGTTGGATACACGACGAAACGCTATTTGTGGAGTACGAGGCGGGCGCGATAAACCTCGAGCTCGACGACTCGCCGACGTTCGTGGAGTTCCATATCCCGGGCTGGAACTCGTTCGTGTCGCGCTGGGACAACGCGAGACCTGAGAGCATATCGCACTTCAAGAACCATGGCATGCCTCACGCTGAGGCCGCTGACAAGTGGAGCGGCTCGGTCGAGGACGGCATCCAGTTCGTTCGCAGCTTCAAGCAGGTCGTGATCCATCCCCGGTGCGTCAATACCCGCAAGGAGATGCAGCTCTACTCTTATAAAGTGGACCGTTTCTCGGGCGACATCCTGCCTGTCTTGATCGACGCGAACAACCACTACATGGACGCGATCAGGTACGCGCTCGCCCCGATCATCAGGTTCCCGAGCATGGTGCAGATGTTCGTGTCGTCGAAGTATAAGGAGCAGTTCAACCGAACCAAGTTCCTCGAGATGAGGAAGTCGGCATGAACGCGATCGTGACCACGCCAGGACAGAACAAGTCCATGCTCGTTAACCTCGTGCAGAGGACGCTGAGCAATATCTTCCCTGGGTATTTCCCGGGCATGAAGCACGATAACTACCGGGACTTCGGTTACCCGGACATAATCGACTTCCAGCTGCTGTACGACATGTACCAGCGTAACAGCTTGGCGAGGGCGGCGGTCGACAAGACGACCCGAAAGACCTGGCAAGATCCTCCGTGGCTGCTCGAGAAGCCCCGTGACGGTTCCGAGGGTGCAGTGAAGAAAGAGACACGGCTGGAGAAAGCGATCCGTCAGCATTTCTCCGACATCAGGTTCTGGACGAAGCTGATGGAAGCAGACCGCCGCTCGATGGTGGGACGCTACGGAGCGGTCATATTGAGGATCGCAGACGGCAAGAAGACCGAGGAGCCGCTGACGAAGGTGAGTGGCGGTCTCGACGCGCTGGTGGACATCATCCCCGTGTGGGAAGGTCAGCTGCGCGTGACCCAGTGGGACAACGACACGATGTCGCTGACCTACGGCGAGCCGATGATGTTCGAGTACGACGAGGGGAAGGTCGGTGCGACCGACGGTGCTTCACCTGCAGACCAGGGCCGCAATCGCAGGCTCACCGTTCATCCGTCCAGGCTCTTTATCTGGTCGATGGACGGCACGATGTTCGGTGATCCGGCGCTCAAGTCAGGCTTCAACGACCTGATCACGCTGGAGAAGATCACAGGTTCGGGTGGCGAGGGCTTCTGGAAGAACGCCAAGCAGGCCCCAATCCTTGAGATGGACAAGGAGGCAGACATTAACAAGATGGCTCGCGCCATGGGTGTGCCGGTCGAGAAGATCGCGGACATCATGAACGAGCAAGCTGCGAACTGGCAGAAAGGTTTCGACGAGCTGCTCATGCTTCAAGGTATGACTGCGAAGCTGCCTAAGATCGTATTGCCAGACCCGGAGCACTTCTACATGAACTCGCTGCAGTCGTTCGCGGCGTCGTTCGACATTCCGCTTAAGGTTCTCGTCGGCACGCAGACGGGTGAGCGTGCCTCATCGGAGGACGCTAGTCAATGGAACCAGACCTGCAACTTCAGGCGCAAGAACACGATCATCCCGAATATCCTCCAGATCGTCAAGAGGCTGGAAGACTGCGGGATACTGAAAGAGAACCCGGAGTGGTTCATCGACTGGACCGATCTGACCGAGAGCACCATGCTCGAAAAGATCGATCGTGCGGGCAAGATGGCGAAAGTGAACAAGGATTTCGGGGATATTGTTTTCATGCCCCAGGAAATCCGCGCTTCTGTGGGTTACGAGCCTGCAAGCGAAGAAGAAATTGCGAAACTAAGGAAAGCTAAGCTCCCGCCGCCTCCGACTACAAAGAACCCGAACCCGAACGACCCCAATAACCCGAACCCAGACCCGAAGAAGCCGGAGACGGCTCCCACACCGAGGGCAGAGAAATGATGGACAACTTCCCGGCGATCACCGCCGACAGTGCAGCCCGCAACTTCGAGGCAATCGTTCCAGACGACGACAATGACCTGCCGCGCCGCTACAAGGCGATCTTCGTTGGCGTCGGCGGCGACATCGCCCTGGTCGGCGATAATGACCCGGCAGGTGCGGTCCATACCGTCCCGTCCGGCGTGACGCTGCTGGTGTCGCCTGTCCGCGTCCTTGCGACCGGCACCGACGCAGACAATATCGTGGGCTGGTTCTGATGAGGCTGGCTCTCGCACTGGCACTTGTGAATAGTTCGGGGCCTGCAGGGTCTCCGACGCCAGCGCCTGAGCCGCGTTCGTTCTCGCTCACTGCCGTCAACTTCTCGGACGCATTGACTGGCTACCAGCCCAGCTTCGAGATCGGCAGCATCTCCAGGGAGCCACTCGACTCCGGTACTCTGGAGCTATTCTACTCGAGGCCAGACACCGACAAGACGGACATCGAGTTCGTCGGTCTGGTCGCAACTCTCATGGCAGGCAAAGTGCCTGTGATCGACGGCGTCCCAGTTGTCCTCACCACCGACTGGACTGAAGGCGACGGGAAAACTGCAGCCCAGGCTGATGGGCAGCTGATCACCGAGGGTGTTCACGCCATAACCTGGCAATCAGGAGGCTAACTTGCTTAAGCCAACACGAGTCAACATCACACGTGTATTGAACACGAAGTCCGCGAAGAAGATGAAGCGCAACGGTCGCGACATTATCGTGGTCCCGTCGGCGACACTGCCAGACGATGTCGTCATGAACCGGATCAAGTATCCGAAGGAAGAGATCGCGAAGTCCTTCAAGGGGCTCGAGGGAACTCCGGCGCCGCTCGGACACCCCACCGTCAACAAGAAGTTTGTATCGGCCAAGTCACCCGAGGGCATCAACGTCGGCTGGGTCGGTGCCTGGAACGAGAACGTTCGCCAAGAGAACGGCCGCGTGTTCCTCGACAAGGTGATCGACGTCGAGGTGGCGAACAGGTCCGAGGATGGTAAGCGTGTCCTCGACGCTATCGAGAAGGGGAAGCCGATACATACTTCGACTGGTCTGGTCGGCTTTATCGAGAAGGTGAACCACGCAGACTACGACGCGACGATCCACGACATGGAATTCGACCATGACGCGATCTTGCTCGACTTTGCCGGTGCCGCGACGCCTGAACAAGGTGTCGGCATCTTCGTGAACTCATCTGGTGAGGCGGAGGACGTGGAGGTCGTCAACTCCATGTGGGACGACGCCAACCAGGAACTGGATTGGGCAGTGGACTCCATTGTCCGAGCTCTCGAGAAGAAAGCTCGCTTTCCTATCGTTGAGCGAATTAAGGCCGCAATAACCGAAGCCTTCCGAGGCATAGGGGCGGAAGAGACTACAACAAATGAGGAAGCTATCATGTCAAATGAAGACATTGCGAAGCTCTCCGCGAAGGTTGACGCCCTCCCGGACAGCCTCGGCAAGACGCTCACCGACGCCATCGTCAAAGGTGTCGGCGACGCGTTCACGAATGCCCTGAAGCCTCTCGTCGACGCCCAGACCGCTGTCTTGGCCAACGAGAAGGCCAAGGAAGAAGAGGAGAAGGCTGGCTTGATCGACAAGATCGTGAAGGCCAACGTTCTCGACGAGGCCGCCGCTAAGACGACCCCGATCACGACCCTGAAGGCGCTCGTCGCCAACATCAAGGTCGATGACGCGGCGCCTGTCCGCACCGGCGGCTTCCAGGGCAACAGCAATGTGTCGGCCTTCAAGCCGCCCGTTGCCCAGAAGGGGGCGTAATCGATGGCCGCTCGCTTCAACAAGATCTTCCTGGGCCCGGTCGAGAAGCCGAAGCCCCAGGTCCGTGAGCTGATCAGCGATGTCGCCCTGAAGCCGGGTCGCCTCGTCGTCATCACGACCGGCAAGTGGGCCCTCGCGGGCGCAACCACTGTCGGCAAAGTCTGGCTGGTGCAGGACGACTACCTGCAGATGAAGACTGTCGACGACGATCACCAGATCGGCGACACGGTCCCTGCCATCGAAATGGAGGACGACTCCATCTACGCAGCTCGTATCGCGAATGGTGTGAACATCACCGCGATCGGCACTCCGCTGACTCCCGGCGCGACCGGCACTCTTGCCATCGCCGGCTTGTCGGACCTTGTCGTCGCCTACAGCGACGAGGTCTACAACAACAACTCCGGCTCTGAGCAGCTTCTCCGTATCCGCGCGTCGGGTTCGCAGAGCTACCTCTCGGCCGCGTCGTAAAGGGAGGGCGAATAATGCGCTACTTCGACGATCAGCTTATCGCCAACTCCCGGAACCACGCCGAGTGGTGGGGGTTGCAGTGCATGAACCGCGAATGGTTCCATCAGTCCGAAAGCACCTATGCCAAGCTTGCCAACTCGGCGGCCATTCTCCCGCGCGACGCGTGGCAGGAGCTGGACGACATCACCCGTCGCGTGATGCGCAATGACGAAGGTCAGGCGTATATGCAGGACCTGATGCCGCTGGCGAAGGCCATCAACATCGGCAAGCTCGTCAGCCTGTACCGCGTCTCGTCTGACGCCGGTTCGGTCGTCCGCTCGCTCTCCGGCCAGGTACCGGTGGCGATGGACAAGGTGATCTACGACTACCGTGGTACTCCGGTCCCGATCTTCGCCACCGCCTACGGTCGCGAATGGCGCGAGTGGAATACCCTGAAGTCGGAGAACTTCGACGCACTGAGCGACGATCAGGAAGCACATACGGCGAAGATCCGCCGCAACATGGCCCAGTATGCCCTCAACGGTGACGCTGGTATGGTTGTGGGCGGCTACACGTCGATGGGCATCCTGAACCACACCTACTCGACGGCGATCAACCTGGGTGCGGCCGTCGGCGGCGCCAACATCGACCTGACCGCCGCGGGCACGACCTCGGACGCGATCTACAACTTCTTCAGCATGTTCTTGGGCTCCGCGTTGGACTCCAACCTCGTGACGCAGAAGGTGAACATCTACGTCTCGCCCGAGATTGGTCGCCGGCTCGACCTTCCCTACTCCGGCTCGGCCGGCTTCAAGGAAGGTTCGCTGAACGACTACCTCCTGAAGAACCGCCGAATCGGCAAGATCGCGGTCACCTATGAGCTCACGGGCAATGCCTTCTTCGGCTTCGTCCCGAGCTCGGAGGTGATCCGTCCTCTCGTCGCGATGGCGGTCGGCACGACCCCGATGGCTCGCTTGAACCCGACCGACAACTACCAGTTCCTGGTCATGGGTGCGATGGGTCTCGAGATCAAGGCCGACTACAACGGGAAGTCCGGGGTCTTTCACTCGGTCGTCCAGAACTAGCAAACGTCTCGGGGGCAAACTGAGACGGAAGCTGGTTGGGAGGGGACTCTACTCCTGGAGGGTCCCCTCCTTTTAACACACATAGAAACGGAGACCTGAGATGAAGTACCGTGCAATTGTAGACATCCCGCCGAATGTCAAGGTCGGCGACATCGTGGAATTGAGGGACCCGCCGATCCGCGAGTTCAAGGACAAGCTCGAGCCCGTCGGCGACAATGAGGAAGTCAACGTCCCGGCCGAGAAGACCGCGATCATCAACCCGAGCCTGGACGACCTGAAGCAGCATCTCGCGGCCGAAGGCATCGAGTGGCGCGACGACATGACCGTTGTGGAGCTGTTCGAGCTGATCCAGGACGCCGATGCCAAGAAGAAGGCTGACGCTGCAGCTGCCGCGGCCGCTGCCGAAAACCCCGACGAGGGCAAGGAAGGCGAAGACGCAGACCCCGACAACTCCGGCGCCGGCAACGCCCCGGACCGCAACGAGCTGAAGGCGAAAGCCACCGAGCTTGGCATCACGTTCGCGTCCAACATCCCGACCGACAAGCTCAAGGAGCTGATCGCCGAGGCGGAAGCCAAGAAGGACGCGGAGTAAGAACATATGGCACGGCAGGTCACCCTCGTAGTCGAAGATGGTACCATTGTCCCGGACGCGAACTCGTTCGTGACGGAGGACCAGATCGCGACTTATGCGCTGATGCGCGGGGTGACCTTGCCGAACACCACCGACATTGACAAGGACAAGATCGCCACGTTAGGCATATTGGCGATGGACTACCTGCGTGTGCTTCCGTGGAAGGGCGATCTGGTCGAAGACACCCAGACGACTCCGTGGCCGCGCAAGAACATCATCACGCCGATATGGCCAGACAACGTCATCCCGCCCGCAGTGATCGAGGCCCAGTACCAGCTGACGCTTCTCTCCAACGGCGGCGTGATCCTGCTCCCGACGTATTCAGGCTCCGGCTTCCTGACCAAGGAAAAGATCGGACCGATCGAGAACACCTACTCCGAGAAAGTCGGGGTTACGACCAATGGACTGCCACTGTTCCCAGGCATCTCCATGCTGCTTGACCCATGGCTACTCGACGACTCAGTTGGCCTCATCGAGGTCGGTATCCTGTCTATTGGCA